ATCTGCGCGGGCGTGCGGCCGGCGCTGTCCAGCACGATAGGGTTGGCGTTTGCCGTGCCGCCAGACGAACTGGTGTACGTGGCAATCGGCGTGGTCGTGCCGGCAGCGTAGGTGTGGATCTTGCCCCCGGCCAACGGGTTGCCGTTGTTGTCGAAGAACTGGGCGCCTGCGCCTGCGTAGGGGGAAAGCGAAACGCTCATGATGCTCTCACTGTTGAATCTGGCTCACCGCCAGCACGACGGCAGGGGCTGCTGGGGCAAACGCAGTGGCTGCGACATTATCCACCGTGATGGCCGTATCGTTTGCGGCGAACATGATCTCGATGCGGTCGTTTGCCGCCAGCGAGAAAAACTCGCTCATAGACACAGCGGTGTACCCGTTGTTGATGTTGATCGTCACCAGCCTGGCAGAGTTAGCGACATCTGTTCCGTTTTTGCGGAACCACAGCCAAACCGTTTTGGGGCTGCTGCTGCTGCTGCTGATCTGAACGGTGGCGTCAAACTGGTACAGGCCCGATTGCACCACCACAATGCGCGACGCCGGCGATCCGATGCTGATGCCCTCAGCAATCTCGGTGTTGTCGAACGTCAGCGCGTAGGCCGTGTTCGTCGAAGCGGGAGTCTGATCCGTGGTCTTGGTGAACTCGCCGTAGTACTTCTGCTGCTCAATGGTGGGCCGCACGAAGATGTCGCCGCCAGTAACACTGTCCACCAGCACCGCAGCCATCGGGATCACGTTGTCGGGCGCGGTGGGCTTGACGTTGGTGAACCCGCCGGCTACCGTCGGGCTGGCGTACAGCACGTCGCCCACGCTGAACGCGCTGGTGTTGATGCCGCTGACGTTGCCCCAGACGCAGCACAGGCCCGTAGCGCCACTGTCGGGAAGTTCCTCGGCCATCACGCCGAGGATGTACAGCGACGGCGACGAACCGTCAGCCAAATACGGGGCCACCGACAGCACGTTGTTAGCGCCCACGCCAACGAAACCGACCACAGCACCTTTGGGAATCGTTGAGCCCGTCGTGTTTTCAACGACGGTGTACTGCGTCAGCGCGGCGTTCTCCGTTGCGTTCTGCAGCAGTTGGAAGAACCGAAACCACGCGCGCGTGGCTAGCGCGCCCTGATCCACCAGCGGATCGCGCTGAGACGGAACGCGCGGTGCAAGCTCCACGTCAGGCGCTCGTCGGGGTCGCGGAAAGCTCCGCACCCATGATGGCGATCTTCACAGGATCACTGCCGCTGATCTCGTACACCCGATCCCGCAGCTTGGTGGTCATGCCCAGCCGCCGCCAGATCACGCGCTTGCCGTACTCGCCGATCTTGCCCATGCTGGCCCAGTGCTCGTTGCTCCAAGTGTGGCCGCCGTCGTCGGACCAGCGAAGCATGACGTTTGCGTTTTTGGAAGAAATTGCGTAATTGGGATATTTTGTTAAATTGGCAGAAAACACCGGCGCCATAAAATCATTGACAAACAACTTTTGCTGACTATTGATGGCTGACCCAACAGTATTGTTGTAAATGTAGCCAATTAAAAGCCTCCAGTCTACAATTGTTATTGCAGACAATCCGGAATTGCTAATGTCGCCCAAACGCTTACCATCAATGATTTCATTGAACAGCGTATTTTCTGGAGAGATTCCACGAACCGCGAGCAACAGCTTATCGGCCACCAATTGCCAATTAACTGTGTTGTCGTTGGAGCCAACGCCGGATTCCGCATCAAGCTGCAAAGAGTGATGCGCCGTGCGCTTCAATGTGTTTTGCCCAGAAGGCAGGGCGCGCCAAGATCGCAACCAACGTTGCGGATAAAAATTGTCTGTGTGAATTGTTGGGTCGTAGGCGTACAAATTGCCATTTTCCCAATCCCCAACAATAACTTCACCGTTAAAGTTCGCCTGGCAGTTGCTCCGGTGTCGCCGGTATTGCACGCCGTCCCAGTACGCCCGCTCATGCCACAGGCCGGTGGCAACGTCAAACACCCACGTTGCCTGCGCCGTCGGGAACGTCAGCACGTAAAACGAGTGCCCGTCCTGCTGGTACGAATAGCCGATGGCGTCGTTCAGCACGCCGTACTGCTGAATCTGCCACTCGATGGCGTGCGTGCTGACGCGCTGGGCGTTGTAGCCCTGATTGCGGTACACGATGCCGTTGCCGCGAGCGTCAGAACCCAGCCAGAACACGCTGTTGTCCAGCTTGGCCACGCTGTACGGCGCGAGGCAGCCGGTTTCCATAAACGCGCCTTCAATGCGCGCCAGCGGGAAGTCTGCCAGGCCGGCGTTGTACCAGACCTCAACGGTGTTGTTGCCGAACAGCCAAACCTCGCGGTGGTCCACGATCAACGACACAATGTCGTCGGGGTTGCCTTCGGCGCTGGCAAAGTCCTGCGGGTCAATGGCAGTGCCGTCAAGCAGCGAAGTCACCCACACGCGCTGGCTGTTGGGCTCGTTGAAGACGAAGTAGCTGTCCAAATAGCCCACCGTCACAGCACCCGGAAAGTCAGGGTCCGTGATCTGCGCAAACACACCCGTGTTGGCGTTGTAGATAAACGCGCTGGGGTTGCAGGCCACGAACAACTGGATGCCGTTGTCGGCCATGCTCACCGGCCCGCTGCCGTTGATCAGGCCGATTTCAGTTTGAACATAGTTTTGATCAACGCGATAAAGTTTTCCGCCTGCAGCGACGTACAAATACCCACCAAAAGCCCAAAGTCCACGTATGCCTTCAGTGTCGGAAGCAATCAAAGAGCCTCCAATCAGCGTCAACGGACGAAGCCCCGGGCACCGCTGCAAAAACGCCGGTTCCTTGCCGCCCTCGGGCACAACCTCTGGAAACAGGTTGACCATGCGGTTTGCCGCAGCATTGACGCTGCGGGCGACGTAGGCCCCACCGAGGATATGCGTCTTCACGGCGTCCCGGCGTAGATGTTGAACCGCTGCTGACGGCGGTTGATCAGGTTGTACGGCAGGCTCATGATGTCGTCAGCAAAGTTGATCCGCTTCAGATTGCGCTTCGACGCCATCGCAATGCGCTGCACGGTGGGCGGGGCCTCGACGCCGAATTCGGCCGCAATCTCGCACGCCAGGTTGTACTTGAAGCATCGCAGGTAGCCAGGCGGGAACGTCAGCACCGTGTTCAGCGTGGCGGGCTGCGACAACTCCGACACCGAGACGAGGTGAAACTCCAGTTCCCGCGTGGGCACCGGGTACACCGTCATGGTGATGTTCGGCATCGTCATGTTCACCCACATGCTCTGCGGGTAAGTGGACGTCACCGTCTTCAGCGCAATGCCGTTGTACTGCTGCTGGTTGATGAACATCAGGCCGTAGCTGATGCCCGTCGTCGGATCGCGGAAGTAGCAGGAGTCGTCCAGCAGCACCGGGCGGTTGCCGACGAAGTTGCCACTGGGGCCGAGCGTGCGCTCGTAGACGTTTGCCGGCCAGTTGAACACCTGATCCTGCGTGGAGAACACCGACAGGCGCTCAATGCTCCACGAATCCAGCATCTGGTTCAACGCTACCAGCGCGTCTTGCGCTGTTTCGGCCGATGGGGTTTCGCCCTCGGCCAGTTGACCGATCAGCCGCAGCGCGGCGTAGATTTGGTCACCGGCTGTCGTGGACATGCTCGGGCTCCTTGCGACGGCGCCTTCCGAGCATATGGTTCATGGGAGCGGCATCGTTCCCCGGCTCGTCAGGCTCATCCGGAGTATACCGCCGCCACCCGTTTTGTTCGTCGTATTCCGCCTCGGCTTCCATCGTGGCGATCTTCTGGCCGTGGCGCGGGTGTTCCATGTAGATCAGGGGCACAGATCGCCTCCAGGTTGCTGACGCAAGTACATGTGGAAGTTGCCCGGGAACGACTTGTCCGCACTGTGGTGGTCAAGCTGCAAGTCCGGCACCAGCCAGGCATCGCCGCCGCATTCTTCCCAGCGCCGGCAGAAGGCGTAGTCCTCGCCCCACCACACGCCCTTGTGCGCGCCGTGGTTGAACAGATCCACGCTCAGGCGGTATTTCTCGCCGTAGCACAGATCGGGGTAGGCGGCCATAAAACGGTCTACAGCGGCCGTTGTGACCTTCAGGAACCCTGCGGGCAGGAGTCGCGCTTTGATCGCGCCATCGGCCCGTACAACGGGCGTGCCGGCAGGTGTGCTGTGGATGGTGCCCATGTAGGACACCTCGTCAGCCTTGAACCGATAGGTGCCGCCGACGACATCGCCCTCAGTGTTGATGAGCGTCAGCAGATCGGCTGGCCGCCAAGACAGGTCGTGGTCGATAAACACGATCACGTCTGCCTTGGCGTCCAGCGCTTTGCGCAGCATGGTTGCCCGTGCCGCGCTGATGTACGGGTTGCCCACCTCGTTGACCATACCCTCGTCCCAGCCAGCGGCTTTGATGAGGGGGATGGACGCCTCCAGACTGTCCAGGCACTGCTGGTACGGGCGCTTGATGGTCGGAACGCAGAAGACAACCTTGGGCATGGGTCAGTGCCGGCTTACGCCGCGCCCTTCCACAGGCCTAGCCCGGTCAGGGTTGCAGCGACCTCGGCAAAGAACGCCGCTTGGTTGCTGGCGACGCTGGCCCAAGTGCTGGCCGACACCACCGACGCGGCTTGGATGGCCGCAGCGCGTTGAACAATCGGCGTTGAGCCGTAGAACCCGATTTTGCCGGCACCAGCGGTGCTGTTGCCAATTTGAACGGGTTGATTGACTCGCCCGACGTTCAGAACTTCGGCGGTGTTGCCGTCGCCGATCTGTTCACCGTCGCCGATCTTCGGAGCTTCAAAAGTTTGAGCAGACATGACTTTCCTTTCCGCCGCTTACGCGGCACCCTTCCACAGGCCAAGGCCGGTGAGAGTCGCCGCCACTTCAGCGTTGAAGGCAGCTTGGTTGGACACGACGCTGGCCCACGACGTAGCCGAAACGACCGAAGCCGCTTGGATCGCCGCAGCGCGTTGAGTGATGGGCGTTGCGCCGTAGAACGCGATCTTGCCGCCAGCACTGGGGGCGGCCCCCAGCGTGGCGTCATCAAGATCTTGGTCCGTGAACGCTACACCAATGGGCTTGGTGAAGGACATGGTGAATCACCCCCAGAGACGAACAGCCATCTGCGGCCGGATCACGCTGTAGCCGTACAACACATCGACACGACACGGCATGCGGTCGTTGTTGATGTCGTACTGGCGC